ATTTTGGGATCAAGCGAACTCAAGGCAACATTATTTAACCAGACTTCATACCTACTTCTCATGTCGCGAACCTCCGTGCCTTAAGCTGTCTGACAGTCTGACGATTCACGTCATCTGTTACCCGTCTGCCGCTAATGTAACTGTCAATGGTCACGCCTTGCATTCCAGACTGGATTGCAGAGACAATACTGGACACAAGTGTCTCCATATCAAAACCTGCGTTTGCGCCCTCACGATACTGTCTTGCCTGAGACGCTGTGAGAACCATCTCATTACGGTGCAGAAGAGCCGGGAAATCATCATACGGAACGTCCCAGTTACCCTTGGCATTCATTAAGGCAGTTGTTCCAGTCCTCGGATTTGCCCCACTGCCTGAATAATATCCGTACTCACCACTGTATGCACCACGCCCACCTTTAGGCTGATTTGCATTCTCTCCACCGTTCAAGAAATTGATACCGATAGATATGCCATCATGTATCCAGTTTGCGATCTTCTGAATCCATTCAGCAACAGTAGCCGTAAAATTAATATGAACTCCCTTGACACCACCAAGCCAATCTTTGATTGTGTTAAACCATCCTTCGACAGTGGCGCTAAAGTTGACTTTCGTGCTTCCTGCTGTAATCCCCAACCAACCTTTGATTGTGGTGATCCAATTATCAACAGTAGACTCCCATGCTACTTTTATGGTATGCGCGGTATCTCCTACCCATTTTCCGACTTCTGTGAATGCATTTCCGACTGCATCCCAAGCGCTGTTTACCCACTCAATTGTAGCCTGAAAGGTTTTGTCTGCCCACTTTCCGGCTTCCTTAAATGCATTATTGACACTGTCCCACAGATTGTTGTGCCATTCGACTGTCGTTTTCCAAGTCTTGTCTACCCATTTTCCGGCTTCTTTAAATGCATCGGTAATGGTATTCCATAGTTTGTTATGCCATTCAACTGTAGCTTTCCAAGTCTTATCAGTCCACTCTCCAATAAGCGAGAAAGCACTGGACATGAGATTCCAGAACAGCCTGACAAAGCTAACCGTAACCTTCCAGTCCTTCACAAAGCCCTGTATCAGCTCAAGAGCCTCTTTAACGGTTTCCCATCCTTTCTGCACCCACTCAACTGTAGCTTCCCAGCTTCCATCGCCAAAAACATTGTCCCAGATATTCCCTATCTGTCCTTTTAGAGCATCCCATGTAGACTTAAGTGCCGGCAGGAAATAGTCCCACATGTTTTTCAAAATCCGACCAACAGCAGGAATCACGTTTTCAGCCGCTGTTTTAAGACTTTCGGTAAACTGACCGATTTTTGCATTGATATCAGCGTTAGGATCACCAAAGGCCGCAAGGAGATTTTTCCACGATGCCTTTACCATGCCAATGGAACCAGAAATGGTACCTTCTGCTTCCTCAGCCGTTGTCCCTGTGATTCCGAGTTCAGTCTGAATTGCATGAATCGCGTCAAAGATGTCAGCAAGATTGTTGATATCATACTTCTTCTTTGTCAGTTTTTCTGCGTCTTTCAGCAGTTGTTCCATACCCTGCTTCGAACCGGCGTATCCAAGCTTAAGGTTATCGAGCATCATGTAATTCTGTCTACTGAAACCCATGTACGCATTCTGAATCATCTCCATGTCTGTGCCAAACTTATTGGCGTTATCAGACATGTCCTGAATTGCCATATTTGCATACACAGCGGCACTATAAGTGTCTCCTTTAAGACTCTTAATCAGGGTTGCCGCAAAACTGGTGGCCGTTTCCATATACTCGTTTGCTGACATGCCTGCAGTTTTGTAAGCCTGATCTGCGTTACTGAAAACAAGTTCCTGAGCATGCTGTAAACGAGTATATTCGGCGATATTCTTATCGCTTGCATCCTTTGTATCAGCAAGATACTGTTCCAAATCTCTGCCGTCAGTGCCAAAAAGGGTTTTTACGCCGCCCTCAAGCTGTTGGAAATTGGCGTACTCTTCAAGAGAACCCTGAACCACATCCTTAACAGTCCTGCCGACCGTTGTAGCAATTTTTGTTATGGTCTGCGTGATCAACTGCGCTTTTGCGATTGCCCAAGAACTCAATGAATCGACAGACTTTTTCCCATGCTGTTCTGTTTGAGTAAACTCCTGTCTTGTGGTTTCTCCCGTCTCACTCACAGCGTCACTGACTCGTGCGGCCGCAGACTCTGCTCTGGAAGCGACAGAGTCGGCAACATTTCCGAGTCCACCATTGAATCCGTGACCACTGGTAAGGCTGTTAGACAACTGCCTAAGCTGTGATTCGGCTCTGTTTAAGTCTCGTTCGAAACCTGACGAATCAAGCGAAAGTTTAGCAGACAGCTCAAATGCATCCATTATGTCACCAACTCCCGTAAAATGTCCTGCTTAATCTCTTCTGCCGTCCGATTGTCCTGTTCATGAGGATATAGGATATCTGTATACCTAGGCGTTCCCAGTGCACTTCCTCCGAACTTATACAAGGCGTCAGTAGCAATCCACAGGTGTTCGGCAATATATGCCTGTGCTTTCTTCTGTTCCATCTCATGTTCAAACAGACATTGCAGAGCAAAGAATCCGTGCCACCCGTATACGACAATCAGTCTTACGATGCACTTTCTTTCCTCGATTCCGCAATCTCTGAATGTGTAAAAAAATCCTTCAGTACATCATCATAGCTTTCCTGCACAATCTTCAGAGTCTCCACGAAATTCATGTTGGGCACTGTTTCCGTAGGAACGGAATGCAGTGCTCCAATGATTTCATACACATCCTTCTTGTGTTTCTTCAGAGCATACGCAGTAAGTCTTGGCAGAAGTTTTCCTACAGCACGGACAATCCCCATGTTCTCCATCTTAGAGAAATCGCCAAGCATGCTCACCAATTCTTCGTCGTCACAAAGATTGCTCATAGGCTCAGAAATACGGATAATGGCTTCTGCGGCCTGATCGTTGGTCATCATAGAAAGCTTCATAATATATCCTCCTGTAAAGAAAAATTAGGGCAAGACACAGCCTTGCCCCAATTATAATGCAGTATAAATCAATCGTCAAAGAAAATCACACGGAACGGCGCATTATCGTAATCACTCACATTGGCCTGACGGGCATGGAATTCAAAAGTCATTGTACCTTCGCCTTTGTCCGTGAACGTCATGGAAAAGTCAGCTGTATTGAATGCCTTGTCCAGTTCGATCATCACAAGCCCACCGTTTGCCAGATCGCCAATCCAGCACAGTTTCTCAATGTAGTCACCATCCTGAACAGCGGTATGCATGGTTACAGTCGTTTTCTTTTCTGCAACAGTGACATCGCCCGTTCCAAGCAGACGCTTGAAGTTTTCAGGAGTCACTTCCAGAAGTGTTCCGCTCAGATAAGCATCAGCGGAATCAACAAAATCAGCGCCTTTAAAAGGATACCTCATTCCATCTACTTCAGGAGTCCGTGCTTCTCTTGTGACAGTAAACGTTCCACCGCCACGGGTTACACCCAAAATATTCTCTCCTGTCTGAATTTCAGATGCGATTGCTGTTTTCAGCGCAGCAGCAGTAGCAATGGCACTGTGGTCAAAACCTGTCAGAAAGATTCCCGCATTCAACTGAAGCTTTTTGAATGCGTCCGATCTAATAGGCGATGTCAGTCCCGGAGCCGCCATATAAATCCCTCCTTAATATACAGTTACATACAAGAACTCGAAATTGAGAATCTTGCGCTTTATCATATTATCAGACTCATCTCCCATAGGTTGAGCCCAAGGCCGTGACTTACGAATGACGATCGCACCATCATCACATTCCACTACCTTTTGATCGCCAACCATCCGGGAAATCTCATCGACTTTAGCATTTACTGGAAGCCAACTCTCTCCTCTGTACCACAAGGAAGCATCTCCCATGATACGGCCAAGATCTGAATCAGTAGAAACAGAATAGGTCAAATAAGGAAACTCAGGCATCTCATCACCTGAGGTTGGCACTGATACAGACGGATAGGCCCTAAGTCCAAAACTTTCAAAGAATTGCTGAATTGCGGCATATTTGGTCATACGGGAATCACCCATTCCTCTGCTGTCACCTGCAGATACTGCCCAAACCCAGCCCGAATCGGAGTCTGTTTATCGTCTCCATCGCTTGTTACTCGAAAAATCTTTCCATCCGACAAACGCTTGAACACATCATGATACTCCAGATTCGCATTCCTTGAAGTGGTCACCGTATACAGAGAACTCACGCCCTGTTTGTCGGCCACTCTTGCCTGAAGAGAAGTGTCGAATGTGATAGCGGCTTGAAATGCGGCGCTCTCTGTCCATTCCGTGATAAAGCCACCTTCGCCGTCAGGAGTCCGATTCTTTTGCATGATCACGCATTGTGTCATGCTTTCTTCGATCATGCTCATAACTTCCTCCATCGATTCAGAGAACTTGCGAACGCTGTTCTCCAGTCAAGCACTCCACTGTCTGAACCAGTCTTCAGGGAATAAGAATAGCCACCCCATGATTCGCTCTGATACGGAGACATACTTGCGTCACGATTCTTTTCAATCCAATCTCCGATATCTGACACAAGTTTTTCAAAAGACGGAGGTACACGCATCGCCCATATGGCACCCGTGAACGTCTCGTCTTTCAGAATTGCCGAGAAATCATTCTTGTGGACTCCGTCATTGAACACAGAGCCGACAATCCTGTAATACTGTCCTTCCTTCAGGAAGTCCAGATCAAGGGCTCCGTTTACGATAGAATAAGTGCCAGAATGAATATCCGAATCGGCACAGAACCAATTCCTCAGTTCCTGACACAGCTCCGACATATCCATTCTGGCACGCTCCTTTACTTCAGGAATTCCTTCCGGACGAAGCCCTCATCCTTCAATGCAATCCATCCGTCAGGCACTTCCACGTCATGATCGACAGTCACCTTTTCCTCATAGGCAAGCACTCGAATCACGTCAGCTTCCATGCTGGGTGCATTCCGAACATTCAGTCCACGCTTCGTACCTACCATGAAGTTCTTCTTAATGGCCATACTTAGCCCTCCGGATTCGTGTTCTCAGCGCTATCGGCCTTTACCTTTGCAATGAAGAGACTCAGAGGATCATACAGAACAGGCATGAACAGACCGGAGGCCTTAGTCCACAGGACTGCAGGGTCCTGTTCCATCCACTGACTCACATAAATGAACGGAGAGATACCGGAAGCGTTTACAGTCATAAGCTGAGTGGCATCCACTTCAGGCGGATCGCCCCACAGACCCATGCCCAGACGCCCGGCAGGAGTGGCGGTATAGAACGTCACGATATCTTCAGGGAAATACCGCTTAGTGGTAACATCAGGACGTCCGTCTTCACCGATCACAGCACTGGCGCCA